CTAACTTGTGTTACGAAACCAATGATTGATGCAGCTATCAGCAAGATTCGGAAAACAAGTCCTACACTTGTTGTCCATTCTTGCGACACCGTTAAAGTTGATACTTACAATACACCATTCACTCTTGTCAATTCCAAACCTTTATATTTGAGAGAAGATGGAACAAAAGAGAAAACTACGGTTACTTTCTTAGGTTCTGTTCTGAATGAAGGTAAACCTTTAGAAAGTCGAGCACGAACACCTTACGTTAAAACTCCTTTTGCTGGCATAACGGAGGAATTTGGTGTTTCAAAGCATCGACCTCCTACAAAGCCGAACGATATAGCAAAGAGTATGAAAACCCTTAACAAATTGACGAATCCTGTTCAACATTATGAAGGCAATCTTCTTTTGAAAGCAGTTGATGATTACAAAGAACAAACATTACAAGTTATCCGCGAGAATCGTGAAGAAGCAACAGAAATGTTGCGAATATATTCTCATGAAGAAGCGATGGATGGCATTGGGCAGTTTGGTTTGGGTGGCTTGCCAAGTACTACATCAGCAGGTTTTCCCATAAATAAGACCAAAAAGCATTGTTTGGTTCGTGATATCATGGATGAATCATTGGTACAAGTTCCAAGAAAGTTTAATGGTAAGTACGATATTCAAAAAGAGATTGACCGTATTGAAACTTGTTGGCGAGATGGAATTCGTTCCGAGTCTATTTATAAGGCAAGTAGTAAGGTTAATGAATTACTCCCAAACGACAAAGCGTGCGACAAGGTTCGTAAGTTTTATGGGAGTGGTTTTGCAAATTTTGTTGCTTCCCGGAAAACTTTAGCAGGTGTTCCACGTTTTATGAGGAAGTTTTGGAACAAAACAGAATGTCTCGTTGGAATTGACCCAATGTCGAGAGAATGGGAATCTTTCTATGAGTATTTAACTGAGTATAGCACCACAAACATGATTGCTGGAGATTTTTCCGGATTTGATACACGTATGGCTGCCCAAATTACTGGTGCAGCGGCAAAAATTATGGTATCATGGTACGAAGAAGTTGGATGTACTACCGAGGAAATTGTTTTAATTCAAGGAGCTCTTTCTGATATTATTCATCCCAATATTTTGTTTGATGGCGATTTGTATAGGTTTGCAAATGGTAATCCATCTGGGAATTTGATTACCG